CTCGATAAGATTAAAGCTCTGCTCACCAAGATGGGTATTTCCGAGGAAACGACCACGGAATTTGGTACCATTCTTGAGGATTGGAGTAAGACCGAGAAGACCAGGCTCCGTGGTGAATTTGCCGATAGACTTCAGCGCGCCAAGAAGGCTTGCGTCGAGGAAGTCGAATCATACAAGGCGAATCTCGCTCGCGGCGTTCAGGTGTTCCTCGAGTCGAAAATCAAAGAGATTGAGCGTGCGGGTACTAAGCAGAGGGCAATTGAAGAGTCTGAGGCTACCAACCGCCTGAAAGCAGTCAAAGCATTGCTTGAGGGTACCAATGTTGACGAAGCCGCAAACGCACAGGCACTTCAAGCCGCAAGTAAAGCTAATGTAGCCCTTAAGGCTCAGTTGACCGAGCTGTCAGAGTCTCTGACACGCGAGAAGGCAACGAAGGCCAGGATCGCAGATCTGCTTGAGAAGAGCTTGGAGCGCCAGCGTTTGCTGGAAGCTAAGAGCAAGACTCAGGCGGCTCCAGCTGCGATTAAGGAAGACAAGGCCGTTATCTCCGAGCCAGCGCCAGCTGCGGCTGAAAAGCCAAAAGCTAAGACCATGGCCGAAGAGAAGGTCAAGTCAAGCACACCGAAGACGACTAATAGCAACAAGCCGGCTGAGAAGCCAGCCGCTATTACCGGCACGGTAAACAGCGACATCGATGCTATCGCTAGCACGATCTAACCCCTCTCCATCAAACATACTTAATCAGGATACCCTCAAATGAACTTGCCAACCGTACAGCGTAGCCACCGCCAGAATGTTCTCTTGGAAGAAGCCAAGAAGAACTCACTTGTTCGCAAGTGGGCGAAGGTCCTCAACAAGATCCCAGAAGTCCGCACCGCCAGCAAGATGTCTTTGATGTCTGCTGTCTGTGAGAACCAGCTGGCGTTCATGAAGTCGAGCGGCAAGTCCCGCTTGCTCTTCGAAGAGGCAACCACCACCAACAACATCGCGGACTTCACTCGCTTTGCGCTGCCTCTCTTGCGCAAGAGCTACCCGAAGCTCATCGCTGACAATCTCGTTGGTGTTCAGCCAATGAGCCAGCCTGCTAGCTTGATCTTCTACATTCGATATCGCTACGGCATTTCGAAGGGTCAGACGGTCGCTGGTACGCAGATCATGCGTCAGAACACCAGCTCGCAGTTCTCTCGCCAGAACGGCTGGGCGTTGGATCCATACTACTCGTCCCAGACTGTTAAGGACGAGAACCTCACCATGGCCGGTGGCGTTATCTCGGGCAACCTGGCACAGAAGCCAGTCCTCGCTGGTACCGTAGTCGTCAACGTCTACGCTGCTGACACCGACAACTGCAACACCCCGACCCCATTGGTCCAGGTGAGCTTCGCTGCCAACGGTACTCCAGACAATATCCTTGTCTCGAGCAACGCTTCAGGCATCGTGATCGACTCATCGGGTACTGAGTTCAACAATGACACTGGTGCTGTCACTGTGAACTTCACGGGTGCCATGCACACTGGCGCCTATGCGACAGTGGACTACGAGTTCGACCTTGAGAACAACCCGTTCCAGCCAGAAATCACCTTGTCAATCGACTCGGACTCGGTTTCGGCCATCACCCGCAAGCTCAAGACCTCATGGTCGCTTGAGGCTGCTCAGGACCTCAAGGCAACCCAGAATATCGATGCAGAGGCAACTCTCACCGATATCATCGGCGACGAGATCGTGGCGGAAATCGATCGTGAAATCATCAATGACCTCATCATTGCTGCTTCCGTTCGTGCTACCCACAACTTCGCAACCGCTGCTGGTGCCTCGGTCAACTTCATTGACCGCAACGTCGCCTTGCTCTACAAGACGATCGAGGTCGCGAACGTCATCCACCGTACCACCCTCCGTGGCCCGGCTAACTGGATGGTGACCTCCGCCGACTTGTGCTCGAAGTTCGAGCAGTTGAACGAGTTCAAGGCTTCTGAAGTTCTTGCAACCGATGGAATCGACGTGGGTATCACCAACGCCGGTTCGATCCAGAACAAGATGAAGATCTACAAGGATCCTCTCTTCCCGAACTGCAAGATCCTCATGGGCTTCAAGGGTGGAAGCGCGCTCGACTCGGGCTACTTCTATGCTCCGTACATCCCACTGTTGAGCACCCCGACTGTGCTTGACCCGAATTCATTCACCCCGAACAAGGGCGTGATGACAAGATACGGGAAGAAACTGATAGAAGATGGTGGGTTGTTCTATGGCACTATTACTGTGAGCAACTTGTAAGAAAGGGAACAAGATAAGAAATAGAAGAACAAGAAATAAAAGAGGGTACAATTTAGCCCGGGATTAATCTGAGAAGAGAAGAAGGGGCG